TACACATGGTACGAATCTCCACGCTTTACGCTTCGCACCAATGTCAATTCAGATGGAACAATTGACATCCTGTATTACGGCTATGGCGCACTAGCAACCAAGGTTGCAAATGGCGCGACATGGAACAACCTCGCTTAATAAACTCAAAATCGGTAGCGGTCGCTCCCGAACGCTACTGACACGAAAGGAACCGAGATGCCTGCAATAGTTACAGCCTCACAGCTTCGACAAATTTTGGGTGTCTCGGTTTCTTTGTATTCCGATGCACAGTTGGATTCATTTATTGATTCAGCTGAGCAAACAGTTTTGCCTTTACTTACGCAATACCAATCATCGGTGACTTTTGCCAATGTGAGTGATTCCGTCATTTATTTCACCACAATGCGGCCAAATTATTTTGTGCCGGGTCAATCTGTTGTTGTTACCGGGGCCGGAGCTTACAGCGCGACTTATACAGTCACCGATGATCGGATTGAGCCATACACCTTTACAGCTGCAACAGCGGCCGCAGATCGTGACTATCCATTGCCGTTTATTCCAGCGGCAACAGCGACATTGAGTGGTGGATCGGCAGCGGCTTTGTATGCGAACACACCACCGATTGAAAACGCAATTTTGGTTGTAGCGGTTGAGATTTTCCAGAGCATTACAGCTCCCGGCAACCAAATCATGTCAGACAATTTTCAGCCGTCACCATTTGTGCTCGGCCGCAGCTTGAGCAACAGAGTCATTGGGCTTTTAGGCCCGTTTCTTGATGTTGAAACGATGTGCCAATGAGCATCGAATCGGTGATCCGCACACCACTTAAAAATGCGCTTTCATCCATTGCAGCCAATGTGTACAACGGCATCCCAGAGACAATGACCAGCCCATCGATCTGTTTGATTCCAGATGCACCTTATTTGGAAAGTCTTTTGATCAATGGCGCAACAACAAAAGTCAAAGTCAATCTGACTGTGACTGGTGTTGTCACTTATGCAAACAATGCCGCAGCTTTGGACAATCTCGAAACATTGATGATCAACATCATCAGCGCAATGCCAGCTGGTTACGAAGTCGGCAATGTGAATCAACCACAACCATTGGAAGTTGGCGCGGGCAAATACCTCACGGCCGATTTACAAGTAAGCACCTATTACACCAACTAAGGAGAAATCATGCCAACAACAATCATCACCGGCAGAGACATCACTTGGATCATTGTGTGAAGGTCTTTGGACAGCTGCCGCATCGGCACCAAATACAGCATTGCCTGTTGTACTCGTATCAGATACAGGCGCATCATTTGCGTTTTCTGTGCAGCCGATTTTCCCATCAGCTGGAGGAACAGCACCAGATGCACAGACTGTCTCACTTGCTTTCACTTGTGTGACAACACCAGTTTTAACAATTAGCTAACAAAGGAGATCGGGAGCATGAAACTAGCAATCACAATTGAATTCACCACCGGGGAGAGCGCAACCTATACCGCGCTCCCACCGGAGTGGATGAAATGGGAACAGAAAACTGGAAACACAATTCAGCAAGTATCTGAGAAATTGGGCATCGCTGATCTGATGTTTTTGGCGTACCACGCAATGAAGCGCGAATCAGCTGGAAAGCCTGTGAAGCCTTTTGAGATTTGGTGCGAGACTGTGACTGACATAAACATGGGAGAAACCGAAAACCCAAAAGCTACGAATCCGGATCAATAAACCGGATTCTTTGGGAATTGGCTATCGATACGGGATTGTCACGATCAGAGTTTCAGACAGCTGAGGACATTTTAACCGCTTTCGAGATACTAAGGATCAGAAATGGCAACTGAGTCAATCACCTATGACAAGGCTCAATTGCGTGGCATTTTGCAAGCTTTCAAAGGCATGGATGATGAAGCTGTTGCACAGGCCAAAGGCGTATCAAATGGCTTGGCCACTTATGTGCAATCCAAAATCAAAAGTGCAGCTAGTAGCCGGCCAAATAAAGCTGCCAGCCGTGTCGCTGATGGATCGCGTGTAAGCAAGTCATCAAAGATTGGTGAATTGTCATTTGGCTTTGTTTCTCAGAAATTCAGCGGTGGCGGTACAACTCAACAGCTTTGGGGCGGTTATGAATTTGGATCAAATAAATTCAAACAATTCCCGGTGTGGTCTGGCCGTGAAGGTCGCGGATCAAGAGGATACTTTATCTATCCAACATTGAGAGCTGAGCAACCTCACATCATCGCTCAATGGGAAGCTGCATTTACTAAGATTTTGAAGGAGTGGTGATGGCCGGACAAAGTAGGACACTCAAACTCTCCATTTTAGCTGACATTGACAACCTCAAAAAGAATCTCAACAGCGGATCAAATGAGGTTGAAGGCTTTGGCACAAAACTCGGTGGATTTGCTAAGAAAGCCGGTGCAGCTTTTGCCGTAGCTGGTGCAGCTGCCGCAGCCTATGCTGGCAAATTGCTGGTTGATGGCGTTAAGGCTGCCATTGAGGATGAAGCCGCCCAAGCAAAATTGGCAACTACTTTAGAAAATGTCACAGGTGCCACAAAAGGTCAAATTGCAGCTGTCGAAGATTACATAACAAAAACAGCTTTGGCCAACGGCATTACCGATGACAAATTGAGGCCATCGCTGGATCGGTTGATCAGGAGTACAAAGGATCAGACCAAGGCACAAGAATTGCAAACTTTGGCATTGGACATTGCTGCCGGTACCGGTAAGGATTTGCAAGCCGTTTCAGAGGCATTGGGTAAAGCTTACGATGGCAATTTAGGAGCTTTGAGAAAACTTGGTGTTGGCATCGATGACAGCATCATCAAGTCAAAAGATTTCGATGCTGCTGCCGCCGCGCTTTCAAAGACTTTTGAAGGACAAGCATCAAAGCAAGCTGAGACATTTCAAGGCAAAATGGCGCGGCTGACTATTGCATTTGATGAAGCAAAAGAGACTGTCGGATCGTATGTACTTGATGCGCTTACACCACTACTCAGCGCGTTTGTTGATAAAGGCATCCCAGCAATTCAAGATTTTGCCAGCAATTTGGGCAAAACATTGGGGCCGGCATTTGGAGAGATTTTTAAGGTTATCAAAAATGACTTGCTACCAATTTTGACAACATGGTGGCTCGGTAGTCGGGCCAATCCTTGAAGGTTTGAAATCGGCTTTTGATAAAATCAAAAAGTCTTTGTCAGACAATTCGGAGGAATTGAAACCATTTTTAGGTTTTCTGAAGCAAGTATGGGAATTCATCAAAGAGAATTTAGCACCACTTTTGGGAGGTGCTTTCAAGACGGCTTTATCGACCATCGGCACAATCGTGGCTGGTTTAGTTACAGGCTTTTCAAAGCTTGTCGGTTTCATTTCCAACACAGTTACCAAAATTAAAGAATTTGTGAATTTTGTCAAAGATAATCCGGTCACACGCTTTTTCTTTGGCGATTCCGGTGACAAGTCGCTCAAGGCTGGTGTTGGTTTTGATGCTGGCACACCGGTTGAAACGCCAATGGGTGGTGGCTTTGGTGGAGGTGGTGGAGGATTTGCGCCATCGGCTGGATCACCGACATTTACAGGTGTGGAATTGGGTGCATACTCACCGGCAATGCAAGCTGCAATTTTGAAGCGTGAGGCATTAAAGGCCGAAACCGAGCGATTGAGAGCCGCACGCGAGGCCGCTGCCGCAGCTAGATCAGCGGCAACCGGTGGGCTTTCAACAGCTGAACGAATCGTGATCAATGTCAATGCCGCATCAATCATTGATGAGGAAGGTTTCACACGAGCTGCCACTACGGCATTTAACAATTCATTTTACCGAGGCACACTTGGTGCTGGAGCTTTGGTCGTTGATTGATGAGCATTTTTAATCCTGTATGGCGCGTAACAATTGGCGGTGTGCAATACCAAACCGCCATTTTGGCCAATCTGACTATTACCAGCGGTCGGACGAACATTTATGAGCAAGCACAGGCCGGATACACAAATCTCGAAATCATCAACCTTGATCAATCAAATGTTGCAATTGGCATCAATGATGCAATCACCATCGAATTACAAGACTCAACAGCAACATTTGTGCCAATCTTTGGCGGGTCGGTGGTCGAAGTCGGAATAGCCGTGGCCGAAATTGGAAATGTCGATTACGCGCAGCGAATCAACATCATCGCTTTGGGAGCATTGGCTAGATTGCCAAAAGCTTTGACAAATGGTGTTTTGTCAAAAAAGTTTGATGGCGATCAAATCTACGATGTTCTGAAATTTGTTTTGTTTGATTCATGGCAAGAAGTGCCGGCAGCTTTAACATGGGCCACTTATGATCCAACAGTTGAGTGGCAAGATGCGGAAAATTCTGGATTGGGTGAAATCGATCGACCAGGCAACTATGAATTGGCAGCTCGCTCATCCAATCGCACGGATGTTTATTCGTTGGTCTCAGCTCTTGCAACATCGGGATTAGGTTATCTTTACGAATCTCCATTGGGCCAAATTGGCTATGCTGACAGTACTCATCGCACCAATTACCTTTCGGCCAATGGGTATGTGGATTTGACAGCAAACCATGCAATCGCGCCCGGTTTAACGATTCAGCAACGAGCTGGAGATGTACGCAATTCAATCACGATAAAATACGATGCTACATCGTCATCAGAACAATCTGCTACTGATGCGGCATCAATTGCTTTGTATGGTCAATTGGCACAGATCATCACCACCACATTGCACAATGGATCAGATGCCGAGGATCAAGCCGATTTTTACCTTTCGCTGAGAGCTTATCCACGATTCAATTTCAACAACATCACATTTGAGCTGACCAACCCCGAATTGGATGATGTAGATCGAGATGCTTTGATCAATGTTTTCATGGGTATGCCTGTGCAAATTGCCGATTTACCTCTAAACATGAATTCAGGCGATTATTTGGGTTTTGTTGAAGGCTGGACATTTTCGGCCAGATACAATCAGATCAGCATTTCAATGATTTTGTCACCGATCAGCTATTCATTGCAGGCGATGCGTTGGAACGATGTACCGGTGATAGAAGCATGGAACACAGTCAATCCAACATTGGATTGGATCAATGCCACGATTGTGGCGTAAGGAGCAAAAATGAGTAATCCAACGAGCAATTTCAATTGGCAAATGCCAACGAACACCGATTTGGTCTCCCAGCTGCCAGCAGATTTTGAGGTATTTGGTCAGGCTGTCGATACATCGTTGGCCGATCTCAAAGGTGGCACGACCGGTCAGGTTTTGGCCAAGAATTCCAACACAGACATGGATTTCACATGGGTGGCACAGGATGACATTTCATTGGCTATCAATGCACAAACTGGAACGAGTTACACAGCGGTCTTGACGGATGCAACAAACACATTGGTCACAATGGACAACGCATCAGCAAACACTTTTAACATCCCGACAGATGCATCCGTGAATTTTGAAATTGGCACAGTTTTGAACATTTACATGAAAGGCGCGGGTGTCACAACCATCACCGCAGCAACGCCCGGAACAACGACAGTTGTTTCAGCAGGTGCAACAATTGGATCACCAGCATTGGGTCGATACAAAATTGCAAGTGCAATCAAATTGGCCAGCAATTCATGGACAGTCGTTGGTGGTGTCGTTTAATGAGAAATCCTATTTTGGGTCTTTCAACAGGCGTGCCAACTCCAACCGCTCCCACATCGGTCAGCTACTTTTTAATCGGTGGTGGAGCATCCGGAGCAAAAGGCACACCGGGTGCCTGTTATGGTGCGGGAGGCGGTGCAGGTGGATACCACACCGGAACCCAAAGTGTGACAGCCGGTACGACATACACATTTACTGTTGGCGCAGGTGGTGCGGGATCGACAAGCACAAACAGCAAGACAAACGGCAGCGCGACGGCCGCATTTGGTTTAACAGGTGGCGGCGGATCTGGTGGTTTCTCAGGCCCCGGAACAACTGGAACAGGTGGAGCATCTGGATCACCACAAAACTTTACAAACACCGCAACCTACATTGTCCAACCGAGTAAAGGTGGAGCCGGTGCCGCTGGAAACATAACGAGCGAAACAGGTGGCGCGGGTGTTTCTAGCTCAATTTCAGGCACATCGGCATTTTATGGCGGTGGCGGCGGTGGTTCATCGGATGCAATCGGCTACGCAGGTGGATCAGGAATCGGTGGAAATGGCGCTCAAGGCAACATTGGAGCTGTTCCAACATCGGGTGCGGTTGGTACCGGATCAGGCGGCGGATCAATGCGCGGTGATGATCCATGGGCGGCGGGAAGTGGTGGATCAGGTGTCGTGATTATTTCTTACCCAAATACATTTGCAAATGCAACTGTCACAGGATCACCAATCTTTTCAAACACCGGTGGCAATAAGATTTACACATTTTTGAATTCCGGAACGATTAGTTGGTGAGGATTGAAATGGCACATTTTGCAGAAATTGATGAAAACAACATTGTCACCCGTGTCTTGGTTGTAGCTAATGATTTGGAGCATCGCGGCGCTGAATTTCTAGCCGATGATTTGGGTTTAGGTGGACGATGGATTCAGACATCATTTAATTCCACAATTCGTGGAACATTTGCGGGCATTGGCTACTCATACAATGAGGATGAGGATTTATTCGTAGAACCTCAACCTTACCCATCATGGATTCGGGAAGGTTCATTTTGGAAAGCACCAATCGAACAACCAGATGATGACAATTTCTATTTGTGGAACGAAACAGAAGGTGCATGGGATGTCATTTCCTAAAGGAACATTGCCGCGTTTGATTCAGGTTGCACTCGCTGAGGTGGGTACGGCTGAAACCGGCAACAATGAAACCAAATACGGCAAACACATGAAAGCTGACAAGCTGCCATGGTGTGGGTCGTTTCTGAATTGGTGTGCAGATCAAGCTGGTGTCAAGGTGCCAAATGTTGTCAGCACACGAGCTGGAGCTGAGGCATTTAAGAAAGCCAAGCAATGGCACACGACACCAAAGATTGGTGATTTTGTTTTCTTTGATTTTATTGTCGATGACAAAACCACCATCAATCACATTGGATTGGTGATCCGGGCATCGGAAAAACAGATTGTGACAATTGAAGGCAACACATCGGGTGCTGGTGATCAGCGCAATGGTGGAGAAGTGATGGTGAAATCAAGAGCTTTGGGAGCACGCTCATTTGTGGTGGGTTACGGCCGGCCAGTTTATGAGCCATTTTCTGGTGATTTACCAGATAGACCAAAAGGAGAAAAATAATGGATCAAGCAAAAGCAATTGCGGCCTCATGGGGTCGCTCGTACTTAGCAGCTGCATTGGCCGTGTACATGGCTGGTGGCGATCTCAAAGCAATGGCGATGGGTGGCGTAGCAGCTGTCGTGCCGGTCATTTTGCGCTGGCTTAACCCAGCTGACAGAGCTTTCGGTTCAACGGGGAAATGAGCCGGAAATCACTCGCGGTGGGCTTAGCTTTTGTCCTTTCGCTAAGTCTTACCGCCTGTGGTTATCAAGGTTGGGTGCGATACCCATGCCAGCTTCACGAAAACTGGAAATTGGATGAGTGCCAAAAACCTCAATGCAAGGTGACTGGTACCTGTACGGAGGATTTAATAGGCGATGGCTTCAAAGAATAAAGACCGGCTAAGTCAAGAGGAAATCAAAGCTCGTTTGATGTTTCTCATTGGCGCGGTTTTGTCATTTGTCTTTCTGATTGTCACACTAGGTATCACATACGCATTGATCTTTGTGACACAGCCAATTGGGGCACAAGCTCCCAATGATGCAGCTTTCATCGACTTACTCAAAACCTTAGCAATCTTTCTCACCGGGTCATTGGGTGGGGTTTTAGCATCTAACGGCCTCAAAGACAAGACCAAATCAGAATACGAAAAAACTATTGAAAGGCGTTTATCTGGTAACGACACGCCATGATTTGAGCGTGATTGTTGTAATTGTCGGCTGATCCTGTCACTCTCTATTTCGGGAGCTGATTCGCGGCTCCCAGAATCGGGAGCAACAAAATGGATGAACTATCAATTGTGGTCATGTGTCTGATCGCTGGAGCCTTGTGGGCTGTCATGTCGTATTCGGTCGGATTTAAGGAAGGCCAGCGACAAGGTTATACAAGAGGCCGGGCTGTATCACGCCACATCTCTCAACTTAATGAGAAGGTGGACAACTAATGGCCGGATTTCTAGAAAACTACGAAGGCAACAAAGAGCGCACAGATCGCTGGATCAAGACATTTCCAAATGGTCGGCTTGAAGCTCACATTGTCGAATTCAATGCCGAAAAAGGTTATGTGCTGGTACAAGCCAAGGCATGGCGCAATCAAGAGGAAACAGAGCCAGCCGGCATTGATTACGCTTTCGGCTATCGTGAAGCTTTTAATCCGAACATGAAACGCTGGTTTTGTGAGGACACTACGACCTCAGCTTTGATGAGAGTAATGGCCTTGGTTATGGGTGGCACGGAGAAAGCCACAAAAGAAACCATGGAGCAAGTCAAGGTCAATGATGCAACAAAGCCACAAGATTATGACTATTGGACAACCAAATTTGGTGATGTGCCAAGCTACAAGACAGCCGATGAAGCTGAGCAATCAGGCATCCCATCACTCGGATCATCGATGGATGAGATTGCCAAGCAATTAGGTGGAGAGCTTGTACAAGAGGCACCGCAATGCCGTCATGGCCACCGCGTATGGCGCACCGGCACATCGGCCAAGACAGGCAAGGATTGGGCCAATTTCTCATGCGTGGGCAAGAAACCAGATCAATGCGATCCGCTTTGGTATGTCTTTACAAGCCGAGGAAAATGGGAGCCACAAGTATGAGCGACTATGTTGAAATAATCTATCCACAAGAGATGATGGCCAAGCTGATGTGCAATGGCGAAATTGTTGAGGAATACAAGATTGAGCAATGCGACAAATGCTCACAGCTAAGAAGGCTTGACAAATTTGGATACCAAAAAGGCTATGACTCAAAAGACAACATCATTTGGTTTTGTGGTGAGTGCCGATGAATCGCATTGAGGAAATCCAATGCATGGTTTCGGCCATCGAACATTGCCAAGATCGGGATGCTGATCATGCAACCAGATGGCACAAAACACCATCGTGGTTTGAGTATGTTGCACAGATGGCCGAATCAATGGCAGCTGAGTGGACTGTGGCCAAGCGATTGGGCTATGACTACAAACCCGGCACCACATGGGATAAGTCAAAGGCCGATGTCGGTGAGCACATCGAAGTCAAGTGGTCAGCCAATCCAGACAGCAACCTATGGATTCAGGAATCAGATCGCCATGATCGTGACATTGCTGTGCTTGTCGTAGGTAACACACCAAAGATGCACATTGTTGGCTGGATGCCTGTTGCCGTAGCTAAGAAACCACGCTATCGAAACGCATCACAAAACAATTGGAGTGTGCCGCAAATCAATCTGCAACCCATCGAAACACTTATGAGGAGCAATTATGCACATCCTTCAATTTGATTGTTCAATTGGGATCAAGATTGTTGATGATGCAAGGATTGAGGAGCTAAGCGATGCCAACCTATGAATTCAAGTGTGATCAATGCGGCACAATGGCAATCATCAATAGATCAATCGATGCCGATGGTGATGTTGATGCTGGCAATTGCATGGCTTGTGCGATTCCGATGACACGCATTTGGAGCAATGTTGCAGCTGTGTTCAAAGGTACTGGATGGGGTAGCAAATGAAAAAGTTATCCACAACCTTTATACACAGCCTGTGGGACACGCTCAAGCGCACGCTCAAACTTGACTGGTATTTGCGTGCATCGGTACGCTCCATGCTCGTGGGCGAGCCGCTGAGGCGGATAGCTCGCAAGCGATGCTTGGTGCTATTGGCCGCGCTATGTTTTGCTAGCGCAACACCGGCACAGGCCACACAAGATGCAACAAATAAACCATCAATCAATTCGTTGAAGCTTTACGCACATTCACGCATTGTTGATTGGAAAGAGATGAAGTGCTTTGACATCCTAATTACAAAAGAAAGCAATTGGCGTGTGGAGGCAATCAATCCTAATGGCAATCACTTTGGCTTAGGCCAGATGCGCAATACTAAATACAGAAACCTCGATGGCTTTCGCATGATTGATTGGACATTGCGATACATCGATCACAGGTATCAAGGCAAGATTTGCAATGGTGCTTTGGCACATTGGCGAAAGCATGGGTGGCATTGATGTCACGCAACTGGAAAGGCGGCAGCACAAGCCGTTGGCGTAAGCTGAGAGAAGCTGTGCTCAAGCGTGATGGATGTTGCCAGATTTGTGGCCAGACTGAAGGCCAGATGCACATTGATCATGTGATTCCAAAGCGATTGAACGGCAGCGATGAATTATGGAATTTGAGGCAATTGTGTCAAAAGTGCAATTTGGTCAAAGGTGGTCGTTTTTTTGAAACGGACAAGACAC